AGCAGCCCCCGGCATGGTGTCGGGGGTTTGTTTTTTTGTGCGCGAAAAAAATAGCGTGACAGGAATCGTGCTTCTCGATATCCTGCTTATATGACAGGCGGAATCTATCTCATCACAATCGGGCCGAACTACTACATTGGGTCAAGCGCCAAACTAAGGCGGCGTGAGTCGTTTCACAGATCGGCGCTAAAGCTAAACAAACATAACAACGTGTTTATGCAGAGGTCATACAATAAGTATGGCTACATGAACTTTGTAGTGCTCATGCGCATGGAATCAGGATGGGTTGAGCAAGAGCAGAAGTTGCTTGACGCAGTCTTCGGGCAGAAGCACTGCATGAACTTTGCTAGCGTTGCAAAGGCACCGAACGTCGGGCGGCTAATGACTGAAGAAACAAAAAGAAAGCTGCGAGAGTATCGAAAAAATAATCCAATGACAGAAGAGCAAAAAACGGCTTTTGTAGCTGCCGGCAGGGCATCTAGGATCGGCAAACCACGTTCGGAGGAAACAAAGCGGCTTCTGTCTCAGGCAAACATGGGAAAAACACCTGTCAACGCAAAAGCAGTCTTGGCGACAATGCCTGACGGAACAAAAAGGCAATGGCCATCCCCGGCAAAATGCGCCAACGATCTCGGTCTTTGCTATGTAACCATTAGAACTTGGTGTAGTTCTGGTAAAGTTTTGACGCATTCCTGCAAGCGGCCAAAGTGGGTGATCGGGTGGCGCTTCGAGTATGGTGACTAAAGGATTCGGTCTAAAGGTTGCCAAAAGGCGTGCCAACTTGATAGGCTGGTGTCATGTCTGACCGCCCCGACGCCATTCGCGAGCCGGGCACCGGACGATTCCTCCCCGGAAACAAGACCGGGGGGCGCCGTCAGTTGCCCGACTGGTTCAAAGACACCGGCCCCGACGCTTTGCGCGTTCTTGTCGCCGCTGCCACTGGTGTGGCGCTCGATGGGGCACCGCCTGCGGCGCAGGAGTTGGCGTCCGTGTGCTCCGACCGTGTGCGCGCTGACGCAGCAAAGACCATCATTGAGCGCGTTTACGGCAAGGTCACCGACGTCGTTGAACTCAACGGCGAAGTCGGCCTCGGCGAGATCAGACGCGTCGTCGTCAAGGCGACGGCGAAGGTGATGGCCGATGACGACAGCGTCAGCCACACTTGACATCCCGACCCCCGCATGGGCGGTGCCGCTGCTACAGCCGGCACGCTACAAGGGGGCGCACGGTGGACGCGGATCGGGCAAGTCGCACGAGTTTGCGACGATGGTCGTCGAGGCGCACATCCTCGACCCCAACACCTCGACGGTGTGCGTGCGTGAGGTGCAGAAATCGCTGAGTCAATCGGTGAAGCGGCTGATCGAACTCAAGATTGAGGCCCTCGGCGTCGGTCATCTGTTCGACGTGCTGGAGACGGAGATCCGCAATCGCAAGGGCACCGGCAAGATCATCTTCGCCGGCATGCAAAACCACACGGCAGACAGCATCAAGAGTTTGGAAGGCTACGATCGGGCATGGGTCGAGGAGGCACAGAGCCTGTCTCAGCGGAGCCTGGACCTGTTGCGGCCGACCATCCGCAAGCCCGGCAGCGAGCTCTGGTTCACATGGAACCCGACCAACCCGAACGACCCGATCGACGTGCTGCTACGCACTGGCAAGCGTCCACCCGACAGCATAGTCGTCGAGGTCAACTGGCAGGACAATCCGTGGTTCCCCGAGGTGCTGCGCAAAGAGAAGGACTTCGACAAGGCCAACGATCCGGAGAAGTATGCGCACGTCTGGGAGGGCGCCTATTACGTCGTCGGCGGGCGCATCTATCAGCGATTTCGTCGGGACTACCACTGTGCCGCGCCGTGGGCGGTGCAGCCGGGCAAGGGCCGCATCGCGATCGGGTGTGACTTCAACGTGGGCCACATGGCGTGGATTGTTGCCGAGATCGACGACGCCACCCGACAAGCGCACATCGTCGGAGAGGTGATCAAAGAGGGCGGCACCACAACGGATGATCACGCTGAACGAACGGCGAAGTGGATCGCGCAATACCTCACACGAACTCGGGGTCGACCGTTCAACCGTGACGACGTCTACCGCATGAAACCGACGGCCTACGTCGACGCCAGCGGAAAGGCGCGGGACTCGACATCGACGCTGTCGGACGTGCACTTGCTCACGCAAGCGGGCTTCCGCGTTGTGCACGGCAAGGCCAACCCGCCGGTGATGGACCGTGTCGCCACCGTCAACGTCCTTTTGCGTGACCGGCGCCTCACCATCGACCCCGCTTGCGTTGAACTGACCCGAGGGCTGGAGATGCAGTCAATCGATAAGCACGGCGAGCCTGACAAGGCCGGCGGGCACGATCACGTTTTGGATGCCATCGGCTACCTTTGCCATTGGCAATGGCCTGTCCATCGCCCGAGGGCGAATCAGACGGCTCCAGGTGATGCGCTCACGGACGAGTGGGGCCGGGTGTAGAGCGATGACGTGTTCTTGACCCGCTATCGGGTCGAAGTTAGAACGAACCCAGCAAACCCGCCGGGCCTCTGCCGCAAGGCATGCTCACTCTGGCGGGTGTTTTTTTGTCCATCAATCGGGTGTTTCCGCTTGACTTTTTGCGTGGTACGCTTGCGCCATGCTCGCATTCAACGCCGCCAGTGATGCCATCGTCCAGACCATCCGTGAACAGGCCGGCGCATGGGTGCCTGACCAACTGACGGCGCTGCTCGATGCCGGCCGAAAGACCCGGCCTGCTGACTACGACAGCGTCGTCAAGGGGCTGGCGGTTCGCTACGGTGGCGACCAGGCCAGCGTCATTCGCGATGCGCTCAAGAAAGCCTATCCGCGCACCTACCAGCAACTGCCCATCGACCCCGTCAACTGGCTTCGATTCTTCGCCAGACAGGACAGCGGTGTCTACGCGACGCCTGCCGACCGTACCCTCGTCGACGACGAGAACGAGGCCATCGACGAGGACGACGAGCGTCTTGTCGCCTTTCGTCGTGCGCTTGAGCAGTGCGCCGTCGACGTCGTCATGCCCGAGATGGAGCGCCGCTGCCACGCTGGCGTTCGTGCGTCTTTTGCGATGGTCGGCTGGCGCAAGATCGGCGACATCGGCAAGATGATCTGCCAGATCTACTGGACGCATGACGTCGTCACGCTGGCTCACCCAAGCGCCCCCGATGACCCCGAGGCTCTGTGGATGTGCGCCATCCGGCAGGCTGCACCTAGCGATGCGTCGCCGCTGTGGTGGGTCTGGTCGCGGGAGTTCGTCGAGGACGAGAGCGGCAATCTCGTTTCCTTCGGTGGCTGGACACATCGGCGCGTGAGCGAGGATGGTAAGGTCGCCACGCCGTCAGAGGCCTACGATGGGCGCTTCCCCGGCGCGTTCCTGCGGCTTGAGCCCGGCGCTGGCGGCATCTGGCCAGACCCCGACCGCGACGTCGTGGCCAACGTCGACAGGCTGAACGTGTCGCGTTCCAACCGCCAGCACGTCGTCGACATGCAGGCCCATGCGACGTGGGTCTACAGCGGCCTCACTCGCGAGACGTCAGAGCTGGTTGGTGGTCCAGGTGTCGTGCTGCAAATCGGGTCCGGCGAGACGCTGCAAGCACAGACCGCAGGCGCGGACCATGCCGCCATTGAAGCCAGCGCCACACGCGACCTGCAAGAGCTGGGAGTGTCGCGTGGCAACAGCCCCGACGCCTACGCCGTCGAACCCGGTGCGCCGCAGAGTGGCGTGAGCCGCATGATCGCCAACGCGCCGCATGACCAGCGCGTTGCGGAAAGCCGGCCCATCTTCAAGGCATTCGAAGAGCAGCAACTCCTGCCCATCGTCGTCGACGTGCTGCGCTTGTTCGATCCTGCCTCGCCCGCTGAATTCGGCGACGTGCGACCGCAAGTCACGCTGTCGACGGGCAAGACGTACGAAGCCGATCAAGAGAAGCAGGATCGCGTGCTTGCCCTGAAGGAGGCCGGCCTTATCGACGAGGCCGACGCTCGTGTGATGCTGGGGTTGAGCGCCGACCGTGCGACGGCGGAAGCCTACCTTGAGCAGATGCGTGCGATGCGTGCGCCACAAGTGAGCCTGCCCGGTGCGCTGGCGGGGTCGCCGTTCACGGCGCGTCGCGAGACGACTGTCGTCGATGACGAGGACGAGGACGAGGATGAGGCCACGTCGTGAGCGGCGCGGACGCTGCCGGTGTCGTCGCCGATGCCGCAATTGAAGACCTCCGACGACTCGAAGCAGCCGTCGAGCGCGACCTCCTGCGAATCCTCCTGTCCCTCGACACCGTCCCCGGAGAAGACAGCCTCGTCCGACGTCAAGCGCAGACCTCGGCGGCTGTGCTCTCGCAGGTACGTCGCCGACTGGAGGCCGAGGGGGAAGCGGTACGCGGTGTCGTCGGGCAGCGGGCAATCGAGGCCGTCGCCGCTGTCTTGGGCACGCCCCCTTCGGCGCTATCGGTCGACGTCCGACGAGAACTAGATGCCATCGTCGACGGGCAGACCGCCGACGTGGTCGCGGTCTTCAAGCTGGCTCGGGAGGAGATGCGTGACGCCGTGTCTCGCGGCATCACGTCCAGTGGGTCGCTTGCCGACGTCATCGAAGAGGTACGGGCGAGGCTGTCGACGACGTACGTCCGCGCAACGGCTGCCGTCGATGCTGCGATCATGGCGGTGGGTCGGCGAAGCGTCATCGCCGCCGCTCGTGAGGTCGAGGGCGAACTTGACCTCGTCTATGTCTACGTCGGCCCACGCGATGCCAAGAATCGGCCCTTCTGTCGGACATGGGTCGGCAAGGCAGTCACCGATCCTGCCCGCCTCGACAACGGACAAGGGCTCCCCGTCGACGACTACTGCGGAGGCTACGGGTGTAGACATAGCTGGGCACCGACGACGGTGGAGACGGCGGTTGCCGAGGGCATCGAGATTTACCGGCCCGATGGGTCGCGCCTGATCATCGACGCTGAGACAATGGCACTGCAACGGAGGTGACGACGTGGGCATCACGACGAAACGCAGTGGCACTCCGGTGAAGTTTGACCCAGAGAAGGCGGCGAAAGTTATCGGGGCCTTTGTCCCAGGTGCGATCCTGCGGCGCACCGATCAGGGCATCTCGTCGACTGGGCAGGCGTTCGCGTCCTACTCTCACAGCTACCGTGAACGCCTCGCCGCGATGAGCGAGGACCAGAAGATCGACTTGCGCCTCACTGGCGGCCTCATGAATTCGATCAAGGTCCGCGACAAGCGCATCACGTCGCAGGGCGTCGAGGTCGTCATCGCTCCCGACACTGGCACGTCACCACAGGTGACCCCACGCAACGGCAAGGCGCACCGTACGGGCAAGCGAGGCCCACCCCACAACGTCCTCGGCTACTGGCTCCACCACGGCACGCCGACGACGCCAGCGCGTCCGTTCATGGGCTTGACGCCAGATCAGGAAGCAGAACTCAATCGGCTGCTTGGCAAGGCCAAAGTCTTTGGCTAGGTTTTTCGCTGGCGACAGCTCGCCGAGCCCCCGGCTCCACATGGTGTGGCGACCGGGGGCGCGTTTTTGTGCGGGTAGCATTCGCCCGTCAACTGCATTATAGTGCAGGCCATGCAGCGCGTCCTAGTGGGTAGCACAGACACGATCCTGTCCTATCCGCGCCTGTCGACGGATGGGGGAGTGTCGACTGGCGTTCCGTCGTCGGCGACAGCGCGGCGCGTCCCATCGCAGTCACCCGATGCGGTGGGCACCTACGTTGCCGCGACGGTGGACCCGCTGTCGACGACGTCGCAGGGTCCATGCGCTGAGGGCGACGACCGCATCCCGCTTGCCGCATCGGTAGCAATCGTTGCTGGCCGGCGATACCTCGTCACCGATAGCGCCAGCGCTCGCCCGGTGGTGGTTGTAGCGGCCCGTAGTGGCACGCTGTCGACGCTGTGGCTGGCCGAGCCCCTGCCCTGCGACCTCGGGCATGCGTCGACTGTGAGCGGTCTGGCTGTGTCTGTGGCCCTGACGGCAGCACAGACAATCGAGCCCGGCGCGGGCTATGTCCTCTTTCGCGCTACCGTCGATGGCGTCGTTCGTGAGTGGGATGAATCGTTCCGCGTTGTCCGCCGAATCACGTCAATCGCCCTGACGCCAACGGAGCTGACGCAGTCCTACCCCGTCGTGCGCCAGATTGCGTCGTCGTCTGACCTCACGCTCGAAGAGGCCATCCAAGCGTCTTGGCGCATGGTGATTGTCCCGTCGCTGGCCGCTCGTGGGATGTTGGACGAGGACGTGCTCACCGACGACGTTCTCGTGCCCATGCATGCTGCCGCGACGGTCGTCCACCTCGCTCGCCAATGGCCCGCCGCACCGTCTGAGTTCGTGTCGCGGCTTGAGGCCAGCTACGAGCAGATCAAGCAGACCACCTACGACAGGATCGACCTGATCACCCGCTCGCAGGACGAGGTGACGCCCGACGTCCCGACGCCCGGCTCGCAAGGCCCGCGCTACATGAGGATCAGCCGTTGACGTGGCAGGATGCCCGCCGCGCCCTTGTGGCAATCCCCGGTGGCGTCGTCCCTGCCGTCGTCTCTCGTGGGCTTCCGTCGCGTTTTACGCACGATGCGGCGGGTCACGACGAGACGGTCGGAACGCAGTCTCGCCGATGGTGGGGGCGCGTGCTCTCTGGCGCGGCCGAGGGGCCATACCAGGTGCAGCAGACCCGGCACCGTCTGACGTGGGAGGTCGTCGTCGAGTACGTCGACAGCGTGGGCAACACCTCGGCGATTGACGAGGCCATTCCCACCGATGCGGCGCAACTTGCGGCGGCATTCGCCCTCGGGGCCAATTGGGATCGGGCATCGTCGGGCATCGTCGCTGTCTCGCCAGCGGGCACCGACGTAGCGCCCTACACTGTGGAGCAGGTGAGCGGTGCACGCCGCCTGCGCATGACCCTTGAAGTGAGGTACAGCACATGACCGACGTCGCCAGACTCTCTACCCTGCGATACGGGCTTCACACCAACGCCTTCACGTTCACGGGCACGCCGACACTTGTTCCACTCCGTCTCACCGACGACGGCGCAAGCTTTCTCCCCCGCAATCGTGCGCCGATTGCGCGGCCCTTGCGCTCGCTGTCGGGTCGTCGTTACTCGCACGTTCGTGGCGTGCAAGACCTCGCCGATATCTCCGTCGCCACCGAGATGCGCGGCGTCGCCAGCAACACGGGCGCGGCTGTCTCCGACTGGGAAGCGAAGATGGAGCAGGGCTACTTGCTCGCCTCGCTCTTCGGTGCGGTCGCCCCTGCGACGACGGGTGTTGCGCCCACGGTCGCTGCATCGGGTCACACGCCTGCGTCGGGTATCCTCGCCGTCGTCGGCACCACGACGGCCAACGGGCAGGTCATCGCGTTCGCCACGTCGGCCGGCCTCCAAGTCGGCCGCATCGCCAGCGGCGGTGGTACGACGACGCTGACGCTTGACCACCCCTACAGCGGCACTCCGACGACGGGCGCGACGGTGTTCCGCAACGCCGTCTACACCGTCAATGACGCCGTCACGCACCACGTCCATGCCATGTTCGCCGCCGAGGGCGAGGACTGGCGGCGCGACTACTTCGGCTGCATGCCGATGTCGATGGCGCTGGCGTTGCCCAACGCTGGCCTCGTGGGCATGACCTCGGTTTTCTCGCCGACGTCGTTTGCTGACACTGCCGAGGCCAATCCGGCGCACGCTGAGCCGACGTCGGGCAACCCCATCGTCGTCGACGCTTGCCGCATGTGGTTCGCGGGCAACGACGTCATCGCCCGCGACCTCACGATCAACTACAGCGCCGCGACGACGCCGCGTGTTGCGTCGACGCGAACCAACGGTCGCGTCGGTGGCGTGTCGTCGACGGGCGACGGTAAGACCTTCACGATGGAGTTCTCCGTTTATCTCGGCGACGGCAACCTTGCCGGCGAACTGCAGGACGGCGCTGGTTCGCCGACGCTGAATGACCTCATCGGCGACAGCGACACCGCTGGCGACGTCAGCGTGACCCGCAAGGTTTCGCTCCAGGTCGGCACCGAGATCGGGGCCGTGATGTACGCTTATCTCCCCGAGGCTGATTGCGTGGTGACCACGCAGCACGTCGACGGGCTCACTGTCGCTCGCGTCGTCGCCACCGGCACCGGCGCTCTTCCTGCTATCCTCTCTGTGGGGTGATCACATGGCTGTCCGAATCGCTAACACCGTCCGTAACTCCCGCGTCGACGACATCCGTGCAGCCGTTGACGCTGGCGCGGGTGCTGGCCTGCTCCGCATCTACAGCGGCACCAAGCCCGCGAAGGGCGGCGTTCCCGCTGGTACGCTGCTGGCCGAGCTGACCTGCGCTGACCCGTGCGGCACGTCGTCGGGTGGCGTGCTCACGTTCACGACGCCGTTCTCCGATACGTCGGCGAACGCCACGGGCACGGCGGCGTTCTTCTATCTCGTCGACAGCACGGGCACGTTCGTCTGCGACGGCGACTGCGGCGTTTCAGGTAGCGACCTCAACCTCACGACGCTGTCCATCGTGTCCGGCCAGCCCGTGCAGGTCACGTCACTGACCATCACCGACGGAAACAACTGATGCAGGTCATCACGAGCACCGAGCGAGTTACCTACGTCGCCAGCTCCGGCGACTGGCGACTCGTCGTCGGCGAGGGGTACTTCGAGATCCAACCGCAGGTTGGCGCGTGGGAGTATCAGTCGGGAGCCAACCTCGACAACCTCGCCGCGCTCATCGTCGACGCAAAGGCTGACGCGCTAGCGCGTGGCATCAACTGGAGCGGCAACTGATGGCGGCAATCACCGACCTCTCCGACCTCATCAATCGCATGACAGGCGGCAGCAACGGCACGCCGGAGAATATCTTTTTCCACAAGGTTCCCCGTGTGTCAGGCGGTGCGGCTACGAACCCAATCGCAGGGCGTGCGGCCTCGCTGTGGACTTACGACGGGATGCCGTCTCGCGGGCAAATCCCGACGACGACAGCAATCCCAGACAGGACGACAGAAGGCGCGATGCCGTTCACCGCGCCCGGTGGTAGTCGCGAAAAGCACCTGATTGGCATCGGCGTGGCTCCGCTGATTGCTGGCGTGTATCTGCTCTACGATCGGCTGCTGCATGTCGGCGGATTCAACGGCACCTTGACCACAGACCAGATCGTGCAGGGCACGACGCCATCGCCTGCGCTCACACGCAGCACCGGCGGCGTTGGCAACATCGCGATGTACGAAATCTACGGTCAGATCGGCGCTACATCTACGACGCTGACCATGACGTATACCGATCAAGACGGGAACACCGGGCAGACGTCGACGATCAACATCGGCGGCACGGGCTTCCGCGAAGCGACACGATTGCAGCGAATCCCGCTTGCCGCTGGCGATACCGGACTTCGCGCAATCGACAAGATCGCACTGACCGCGACAACCGCAGGAACGGGCAATTTCGGAATCACCATCGCTCGGCCGATTGCGTGGATTCCCGTCGGCGCTCCAGGGGCGATGGGATGGCGCGACTACACGACTGGTCTTCCGGGGATTCCGGTAATCGACCCAGATGCTTGCCTGTCGCTGATGTATATTCCCGCTGCGGCGACGGCAACGGAACTTTTCGGCTGCCTCTCATTCGTGGAGAAGTGACGTCGTGGCACTTGCTGACTATGACGAATACCTCGCCGCACTCAAGGCCAACCAAGTCGCCGACTTTCAGATGATTGGCAACGTGGGCGGGCGTCCGCAGCGGCTTGGCGCGGCATGGAAAAGCTTTCTCCCTGCCCCTGTAATTCCGACGGCATCGACAGCGGAAAACAGTAGCAGCGATATATCGATAGGGCCGATTCCCTCTGTCGGAGCGGGGCGCTTGTCGATTCTTGGCGGTCGCATGGGTACGGCTGGCGCTGCGGGTGTCGCCTGTATTCTCGTCGACGTCCTGAACGAATCAGGTGGCCTCTCGGGGGCCGTGGCGGCAGGAGCGCAAACCACAGGGCTCCCGACGGCGGCGCTCACTCGGCACACATCCGGTGAAGGTGTGATGGCTGCTGTCGTCATCCACACATCAGTCGGGACAACGGCAACCACTTTTACCGTTTCGTACACCAATCAAGCGGGCACCTCTGGCCGCACGTCGACGGCAACGCAAATCGGCGCGACAAACTTCAATGGTCTTGGAACGCTGCTCATGATTCCGCTTGCTGCCGGCGATACTGGCGTGCGCTCCGTGCAGTCTGTCACGCTTGCCGCGTCGACGGGTGCGGCTGGAAACTTCGGCATCGTGCTTTTCAAGCCGCTGGCTATGATGGCCCTGAACGACGTGATGAGCGCGATTGCTCTTGATTCCGTGTCGTCGGGCGGCATTATCGGTGCGCTTGCCGAGGTGCAGCCTGACGCCTGCCTATCGGTGGTAGTCAATCAGGTCACACAGCAAATCACTAACGGTGCCGTCATTCTCGCGGAGGTCTAGTGTCCTCTCGTCGTTTGTTCGACGGCGCTCAAAGCGAACTCGGCATTCTGCCGATTGTCGGTCCTGTTGCGTCGGTAGACGGCACTGCATCGATTACCCTCGCTGATGCTGTCGTCACTGGTAGCGGCACCGCGGGGGCGACTGGTGCTGATGCTAGCGGGGCCATCACGCTCGACGACGTCGCCGTTGACGGCAGCGGGACACAGACGCACGTTGGTACGGGCGCAATAACGCTCGATGCGGTCGTCGTCGCTGGTAGCGGGTCACCGGTCATCGTCGCTACCGGTGCCGTCACCCTCGACACGGTGGCCGGCGCTGGTAGCGGTACACAGACTCACGTTGCCACGGGCGCGGTCACCCTAGATGACGTCACCATCGCCGGCTCCGCCAGCGTAGGGTCATCCATCGACGGCACGGGCGCTATCACGCTGGACGCCGTCACGGTCGCCGGCAGCGGCTCTCCGGTGGTCGCCGCGTCTGGTGCTGTCACGCTCGATGATGTCCCCGTGGCGGGCGCTGGTTCGCCTGTCGCCGGCGCGGCTGGCGCCATCGACCTCGCCGATGCCGTCACATCGGGCGCAGGGGCACAGACGCACGTCGCGTCTGGCGCTATCACGCTTGACGACGTTGCCTTCGTCGGTGACGGTCTGGTGATACTCGCCGCAAGCGGGGCCATCACCCTCGACGGCGTGGCCATTTGGGCCACGAACAAGCCCCCGCAGCTTGTTGGCACCGTGCCTGCGGTGTTGCCGATTGCAGGCAACATCCCAGCCGCGCAAACTCTCACCGGCTCCGTCCCAGCCGGCCTCACCCTCACCGCACAGGTGCACCCATGACGGCGCTCAGCATCAAGCAAGGCCACACCCAAACTGTAACGCTCCAGGTGCTCGCCAGCGGCGGCGGCGCGTTCGACCTGACCGGATACGCGGTCACGCTCGTCGTGCGTGCCCAAGGCCAACTGGCGAAGTCTGGGACGGTCGTTTCGCCAGCGACGGGCGAGGCCACGTTCGCGTTCGCGGCTGCTGACTATGCCGGCGCACTTCAGCCCGGCCGATGGCCGTATGAGGTGTGGGTAAGCGACGTCGACGAGAATCTGCCCGTCCTCTCTGGCACCTTGACGATCGTCGACGTGCCGCAGCGCGTGTGATATCGCCGCGCACCACCCCTCACCCGAGGCGCACATGCCCGCATTGCTCATCTATCCCGGCACCAAAGGCACACCCGTTCCGTTGCAGGACGTCCTCCGTGAGGCGCACGACGCCTACCGTGACGCACGCAAGGCGCAGATCGAGGGACGCCGCAAACGGCGTGTGCCGCTCGATGACTCGACGGACTGGGCGCAGGTCACCGAGTACGTCGCGGGCGTCTCTGTGGCCCTCACAGACCGCGACAGCGCCCGCCTTGCCCGTGAGGCGCGGATGCTCGCCGAGCTCACCGAGGGCAACGCGCTGGAGGAGGTCGGCCCCTACGAGCCTGACCCCGCGCTTGACGGTATCGTCGTCACGATGCAAGTCGTCGCCGACGCTGAGCGCCGGCTCTGGAACGCTGAGACGCAGGCGCAGTGGGCGCGTGTGCGGGAGTGCCGCGTGGCTGGCGACCTCGTGGGGGCACAGTCCGCGCTCAATGCGTTGGATGCCATCGCGGCCAAGGTGGTTGCGGCTATCGTCGTCGAGGTGGCCGGCGTCGAGGGCATGAAGGCGACGGTCGCTGAGTCGATGCCGGGGCTGACCCTCGCCGGCCTGCTGGCTCCGCTGTACCAGGCTGCCCGGCACTTTCTTGAGCTCCCCGTGGGAAAAGCCGTGCGCTGTGGGCTGCCACCGCTGTCGATTTGACACGGTACGACTGCGACGACTGCCCCACAGCGCGACGCGCACAACAGGGATGCACCTCTGACGGCCCGGTGGTCTTTTTCGCCGGCACCGAGCACGCCACACGCCGATGTCCTCGCCGACACTTGCGGGACCACCCCGACGTCGGCGGGGCGCTCGCGCTTTGGCGTGCATGCGAAGGCAAGCCGGGCGTGGAGGCGCTACGGGCGCTGTCTACACACGCCGTGGACGCGTTCGCGGTCGTGGATTCTGGCAGAAGTGCTAAGATGCAGTCGGATGCCGAGCAGGCGCGTACCGAGGCACGGGCGCAAGAGGCCGCGAGGCCACGGGGTCGACGATGACACAGACCATTGAATACGTCGTCAAGGTCGATGCCAATCAGGCAAAGACCACCATCGCCGACGTGGAAAAGCGCATGGAGTCGGCAGCCAAGCCGGCCGGCATTTTCGGGCTGAGCATCGCCAACATCGGTCAACAGACCAAGGACATGGCGGGCAAACTGGGGCCTGCGGCGGCTGCTATCAGTAGCGTGAGCGCATCGCTTGGCGCGGCCGGTGGCGAGGCCGGGAAACTGGTGGCAGCCGGTGGTCAAATCGTCGCGGCGTTTGGCGCTGGCGGTCCTGTCGGTGCGGCGATTGTCGCAGGCACCGTCGCCGTCGATGCGATGTCTGTATCATTCAAAAAGGCAACGGAAGAACAAGACGCAGCACTTGAGCGCATGTTCAAAAATGTGAACGCTCAACTTGCTGTCACTCGCACTACAAAACTTGCACTTGACGAAGCAAGAGCATCACTCACTGCGGCATTGAGGATTGGTGAGGATGAATCGGTCACGTTTCAACGCAACCTTGAGGAAGCCAGAAAGGCCGGCGCAAAGCGCGTTGAAGAAGCGCAAGCCCGCCTCGACAAGCTGAAAGCGACATCGCTGGACCTTCGACAAATCGAGAAGGACGCAGAATCGCTTGACATGACGTTCCAGCAGGCTCGCCTTTGGCGTTCGCAGCTCAGAGAAAAAGAGATCGCGTCGGCTGAAAGAGCGCTAGCAAACACGCAATCTCAAGCGATGATTGCGCCTCAGATTCTCGTCACTGAGCGCAATCGCACCGAGCAAGCGGAGCGCAAGGCGGCAGCCGAGCAAAGGTTCAAGTCGGCCCTTGAGGGTCAGATGCGATCCTATGAAGCCATGTACCGTTTTCGCGAAGTCGAAGAGACGAAGATTGAGGACATTGAGACGAACACCGACGAGATAAGCCGTACCATGCGCGGCTTGCGTGCCGTCGAGGGTGGTGGGATTGGAAGTGCCATCATTGAAAGAGCAGCCGCAGAACGAAAGGCTGCCATCGACGCACTCAGCGATGAGGATATCCTGACTGGTGGCGGCATATCCGCAATGCGCTTTGACGTCGTCGAAGCTACCAAAGACCAGCAGAAGATTCTCGGTGATTTGTATGTATCACAGCAGGATGCCTTGGGTGCCGCCTACGAGGCTGGAGCAGACCGCCAGATAGAAGTCGAAGGGAACAAACTCGACATCATCGCACAGTTGAACGACGAATACAGGCAACAAGAAATCGCCGCGCAGGCAGAGTTTGTTATGCAGTGGACTGGCATCGGTGTTGATGCCTTGCAGACTTACCTCGACGCCAAGATCAAGGGCGAGGAAAACGCAGAAGCCCTGATGGTTGCTTCGCTTATGCGGACGGCGGGTCAAGCCCTCATCGGCCACGGTATCAATCTCGCCGGTGCAGCCGTCGTGTC